TTCTGCTACAGAGTAACTTCCATCCGGATTACGCTGTTGAGTAGTAACTTGTACTACTACAGAATTACCTGCAGGCATAGCCTTAGTTGATTTCATCCAGCCTTCAGCTTCAGAAGATGCTTTTGCTATCAACCTAAACATGTCACCATCTCCCCAAAACTTAATGTCTTTTACATTCTTAGTGGCACCGTTGGCTGTGGTGTTGTGCAATGATTTTGCTTCCATTATATTACATTTTCATATGTTTCTAAAAATATGTGTTCTTTACATGGGTAGAACTCACCTTTAACCCCTCTTATTATATAATCATTTACTATAGCTCTGTCATTACCATCGGGAGTTTTTAGATTAAGTATCTTAGAACCATGGGTCATGTAGAAATTACATGAACTGTCCATATCAAAGTAATCATCAGATGCACATCCCATGAACTCTGCTATCTCTTTGAAGTTCTCCCCGGTCCACTGTATAGCCTGAATGACTACTGGTTTTTTTCTGTAGAATCCCATGGTGTATACTTCATATAATTCTCAACTGCTAGCTTAGCTGCTAGTACCTGCATCACTGCATTATCAAATAGCAAACTCTTCATAGGGTTTCTAGCTGCTTCATACTCTTTCTTAATCTTCTCTGCAATTTCTGCAAAGGCAAAGTTAATCTTGTACAGCTCTGTCTCTTCTGGGTTGTCAATGTTGATACCCATCAACTGTTCTCCAAAGCTAGGTATCCTTAACTCCTTAATTACTTCATCCATATCTGTTGATTTTAATATATACAAATATAGTGATAAAAAAATAAGCTCCAAGTTTCCTGGGAGCTTATTCTAAACAATCAAAACAAAACTATGAAAAACAAAGCAAGCCAAAGGTATAAAAATATTTTATAATGTCAAGTGTTTTTAAGATTAAAATTTATAGTGTGATTTATAATAACACTGATCTGGTTAGTCTCATAGTGCCGGACACTACCATCTTCCTGGTTAGCCACCACCCATATAGAGTTCTCATGTATACCATAGTCCATTATAAAAAGAACTAGCCCGGTACCATGTGGAGTATTGACCCATAGGATCTGCTTTACTTCATGTATCATATACTAATATAAGCAAAAAACCCCAGGGGAGTATTTCCTAGGGTCTTCTGTTACCTAACGTGATATTATAAAGTTTGAGCTATAAATGTACTAATCTTTTTTGGAAAAGTCTGTCATGTAATCATAATTAGTCTCATACCCATTATCATTTTCTACAGAGTAAACAGTCATGTCTATCTTATACCCGGGATTCTTATCTATCCTATTATAAGTCCATGCCTTATCAGACCATATGATTCTATTATTAGGATAGATAAAGAAGTTACCATTATCCATTTTGAACACATGCCCACACTTATGCTCCGGTGTCTCTGAAAAATTAGTATCCAGCATATTCCTATTTTCATGAGACCAGTCTAGAGTAAACATATACACACCCTGTCTCTTTACTCCTGTAATAGATATAAGATCTGCTCTAAGTCCTGCTAGCCTTTCTCTAATATGCACATCCACATAACTAGAAAAGCAATCCCAATACATATGCTCTGTTAGCGGTAACTTCTCCGCATCTTTCTTCCATACAAATGCATGTATAGGTCTCCTTGTCCAGTTGACCCCGTTCTCTAGAAATGCCTCAAACAAAGGAACCCTTTTCTGGATAGATGCTACAGAGTGTACATCTGCTAAAGTAAAATCACCATTACCTTTCTCATGGTTGAACAAAAACTCATTCCTTATATAACAAGTAATTGTGGGTATGTTAGAATTCAAGTATGCCATGCTGTAAAGATAGGAGTTTCCCGGACATTCTCAGTGGACTGGCAAAATTTTTTTGGGGTAAAATTTTTGGTGTGTGGGTTGGTGTTTGGTGGGTCCTCTATGCAGACACCCCCGGCCTCAGCCGCGGCAGGGGTACCCCCTGTCCTTGCTGCAGCCTTAGTGCTGTACTGCCTGAGTCTTTCAGAAAATTTCAGTGGCTGAAATGTTTCTCTCATCCTCAGTCAACATCACAGGTGCCTTGCATCAGCTGCTTGGCTTGCGCTGTGCAGCTGAGCTAGCCCAATGCTTAAGATAAATTAAAAATTTATCATCATGAATAGTTTATCCATCATTCAGGTGCTTAGGCACCCTCACTCTGACAAACTCTTAATCCTTAAGCAAACAGTTGGCAAAGCCCTCTGTGTGCCAAAGGCTTATAATCCAAGTCTTAAGCCTGGCGGCCTGTATGCTGTTAACATCATCCAGAAGCCTTGGAAAGAGAAAACATTCACTAAGGTGACTGTTGTCTCAGTACTGTCAGACAAGTCCTCCAGTAAGAAAAAGAAGTAATAAGGCTTAGGCCTTATGCCTTCTTTTTTCCCTTTTTCTTCTAGCCCTAAACTCAAATGAATAACATATTATTCATTTAATCTATTAAATTATGGCTTTACAAGCAAAATTTAAAACAATTACTTCTGGGGGAAGCAATTGCTATTACGTGCGTGGCACGGAAACAGAAATACAAGATTTCTGTGCTTCACAAGGCGAATACCTTCGCATTGATGAAGAGTCAGGCCTGCCACTGTTTTATTCTTCAACAGTGTTGCCTGGTGACATAGATGATTGGCATCCTCTAGTCAAGTCCACTGGCGGTCCGCGCAAAGGCACGTACAGCCTGGACACAAGGGTTTTGCGCTTCAGAGAAGCACAAATCAAGTCCATCAGGTCTGAAGTCCTTCAGGACAAAGTTGCAACTCAAATTGCCCAGCAAAACTGGTCAACTAAAGTTGCATCTTCAACAGCCAATGCTGTTGCAGCCTTGCAGGCGGCTATTACTGTTTCAGGTGTTGCACCTGAACCAGAAGCACAGGTAGAACCTGTGGAGCCACAGGTAGAACCTGTAGCAGACCCTACAACTGACATCGTAGATGCAGTTAAGGGTGCGCCTAAGGCTCCAAAGCCTTAAGCATTAAGAGATAGGATTAAACTCCTATCTCTTTGCTTTTAGCATATCCCTTTTTTTTCTAGCCCTTAATTTGATTAGAGCAGAACCTATGGTTCTGTTTTTTTATTGCTTATAGCATATAACCTATAGTATTAAAGATACAGCATATACTTACAGGTACTAACCACCGTGACAAGTGTTTAAAGTATCTAGAGTATGTAATATAAAGTATATACTGTAGATTATATAAGATAAATCTACTTGATATAGTGAGTCTCCACCGTGTGGAGAAGTGAGACTTTAGTATTGATACTCAGATAGTTATAAAATGTGTGGATGTGTTAGAAGTGGTGTGACAGACCAACAGTAGCCCTTTCTATGGGTGTGTTGACAGGCTTAGAATAGCATAAATAGTTCACACATAAGTACATAATATGGCTAACATAGTGCATTTACCCTTCATAGACACAGTATTATAATATTATACAAGTATTATACTATACTTATTACTATTAGTATTACTATATAGAGATGTACAGTATGTTTCTCCGGGATTGTTTATTAACCCTAAACTATATATAAGTATGAATGAATATACTGTAGGTTATTATACTCCTCAAGGTAGGGGAACAATAACAATAACAGCTAACTCAAGAGAAGAAGCAAGAACTCAAGCATATGCTATGGGTTATCAAGTAATTGATGTTTCTCTGGACTTTTACTGATCAGTAGCCTTGAACTAATGATAGGTACAGATCAACTATGTAAACACAAGTCAGTGGTTTTACTCTTATTGCTTTGAGTATGTAATTCCCAAGCGTATGGATTAGCAATCCAGTCCGGCATCCTGAGTATGATATTAAACTACTCATCCTTATCTGTTAGCAAACAGTAACAAACCTGTGGGGCTACTATTGGGTTCTATGTACACTCTGCAAATGTGTACATAGTGCTAAGTAAATGAAGATGGTCATTTATAGACTACCATCTATGCAGTCATTTATAATCCAAAGTTAGTGCAGACTTTAAAATCAGGTATTTTACATATAGTGTATTGATAAAGCTATATGAGTTTAATTTAAACTAGGCAGTTTTATACACGGGAGCAATCCGGCAGTGTGATCCTGTTGACCACAGCAGTAATATGTGGTATGTCATTTATCTATTCTCCTCCACAAAGATTCCACTTGGGAG